CAGTTGCAGCTTATCACGGCAACAGCGAACGAGTTGAGCACGAATTTAACAAATGATCCACGCGGAACGGCACAGCTCACAGGGTTAGGCACTGGCGGCTCTATCACAGGTAAGCACTATGACAGGATATTCACGGACGATATCGTGAACGTGCAAGACCGCGTGAGTAAGGCAGAGCGCGACCGAACAAAGATCATCTATCAGGAATTGCGCAACATCATCAATCGTGGTGGGCGCATTTACAATACAGGGACTCCGTGGCATGCAGATGACGCGTTCACACTCATGCCAGAGCCGGAGAAGTACGATTGCTACTCAACTGGACTGATTGACGCTGACATGCTTGAATCAATCCGAAATAGCATGACAGCAAGCCTATTCGCGGCAAACTACGAATTGCGGCACATTGCGTCAGAAGATGTTATCTTTGCAAATCCGCAAACAGATGGCGATCCCGCTATGGTTGAGCAGGGCGATTGCCATATTGATGCGGCTTACGGTGGCGAAGATTACACGGCATTTACTATCTGCAATAAGGTTGGCGATAAGTATTATATTCTCGGCAAGCTGTGGCGAAAACACGTTGATGACTGCACAGATGCTATCATACAGTTGCGTATTCAGCACAATGCCGGAAAGATATACTGCGAGAACAACGGCGACAAGGGTTATCTCGGCAAAGAGTTAAGGCGCAAGAATGAGCGCACTGTAATCTATCATGAGGACATGAACAAATTCCTCAAGATCACAAGCTATCTCAAGGCGGCGTGGAAAGATGTTGTATTTGTTGTAGGAACAGACAGGGATTATATCAATCAGGTTTGCGACTACAATGAGAACGCAGAACACGATGACGCGCCGGATAGTCTGGCATCAATCATTCGCAAGAAGTATTACACGAAAGGGGTCAACGAGTGATTACCTATCAGGAGTTTTTAGCGACCTACGAAAACGGGTTGCCTACCGCATCGGGCGTTGAATCCGTCGTGATGGATCACAAAGCAAGTCCAGAATATGAGCTTGCGGTTATTGCTGACCAGTACGACAGGCAGAAGAACGCAACGATTATGGCGTTTAAGAAGTACATCCACACGGTGACAGGAGCGTCTATTGTCGATCCATACGCGGCAAACCACAAGATACCGTCCAATATGTTTCGGCGCTTGAATGTTCAGCGTACACAGTACAGCTTGGGTAATGGTCTGTCGTTTCAAAATAAGGCAATCAAGGACAAGTTCGGCAAAGAGTTTGACGCGACCGTGCAGAAGATTGGTTACGCGGCAAATATTCACGGGCTTGCGTTCGGGTTTTGGAATCTAGACAGGCTCTATTGCTTTAGACTGACCGAGTTTGCGCCAATCTACGACGAGAACACGGGAATGCTCATGGCTGGCGTTCGGTTCTGGCAAGTGAACGACAACCAGCCGCTGAATATGTGGCTGTACACTGTAGACGGTATCATGCGCTTCACCAAGAAGAACGGCGACCAGAGCGCAAAGGCACTTGATACGCTATTCACGCCTTATGTTGGCATCGTCACCAAGACGCAAGCGGATGGTGAACAGATCACAGGCGGCGAGAACTATCCGACACTTCCAATCGTGCCTTTGTGGGGTAGCGAATTAAAGCAATCCACGCTGGTTGGTATGCGCGAGGGAGTCGACGCATACGACCTCATTCGTTCTGGTCTTGCAAACGACCTCACCGAAGCAGCGTTTGTATTCTGGTTCGTGAATAACGTGCAGGGCATGAACGAAACCGATAAATCAGAATGGCTGGACAAGTTAAGGAAAACGCACGTTGCAATTACAGAGGGCGATGGAAGTGGTGGCGGTTCTTCCGTTACGCCGTACACGCAGGACGTTCCGCACGAAGCGCGAACCGCATATCTCGACAGAATCAAGGCCGGACTGTACGAGGACTTCGGCGGGCTGGACGTTCATACTATCGCGGCTGGGTCTACTAACGACCATATAGACGCGGCATATCAACCGCTTGACGAGAACGCTGATGACTTTGAGTATCAAGTGATCGAGTTTGTGCAGGGCTTGGGCGAGTTGCAGGGCATCGAAGAAGATAAAGCAACTCCGATCTTCAAGCGCAATCGGATATCTAATCAGTTGGAGCAGACGCAAATGGTTCTATCGGCGGGTTCTTACCTGCCCGCAACCACCGTGAGAAAGCACCTCCCGTTTATTTCGGTTGATGAGATTGAAGAAATTGAGAAAGAGCTTGCAAACGAGGAAGTAGCGCGATACCGTGCGTTAGAAGAAGAACTGAACGCGATAAAAGCGGAAAAGACAGCAACGCCGGATCAGCCAGCGCAACTGAAAGAGCAGACGGAACAACCAGCGCAACAGCCGGAAAGTAACCAGTAATGGCAGACTACGCACACGAATTGACCGACAGCGAATTGACCGCGCTAGAAAAGAAAATAGCAGCGGCGTACGAACGCGCAAGGGATAAGGTGCAGGAACGCGCGGATAAGTTTTTCGACACGTTCAGGGAGGACGCTGAGAAGCTCTACAAGGCGATTTCAGACGCGCCCGATGCAACTACCAGACTAGCCGCAGAAAAAGCCTACAAAGACTTTGTATGGCGCAATACAGTAGCTGCAAAGAATATCACGGACTTGCGGGATAAACTCGCGGCTGACATGACCGCAATCAACCAGAGAAGCGCGGCGTTAATCGGAAACAGAATGAATGGCGTGTTCTCACTGAATCATAACTTTGCGGCGTACACGCTCGAACACGATCTTGGACTCAACCTACAGTTCACGCTCTACGATGAATTCACGGTTGCGCGACTGCTAAAGGAAAATCCGAAGCTATTACCGAAACCGAAGATTGATGTAGCACTGGACAAGAAATGGAACGCGCAGAAGATCACAAGCGAGATCACGCAGGGCATCCTCACGGGCGAATCAATCCCGAAGATTGCAGACCGCCTACAGAACGTGACTGACATGAACCGCAATAGCGCGATTAGAAACGCACGAACGGCGATCACGGGCGCGGAGAACGCGGGGCGCATTGAATCCTATCACTACGCGGAAAGCATCGGAATAACGTTGCAAAAGGAATGGCTTGCAACGCTGGACGATAGAACGCGTGACGAACACAGAGCGTTAGACGGACAACGCGTAGATGTCGATGAACCATTTGAAGTGGACGGCGAAAAGATTATGTTCCCGGGCGATCCGAACGCAGAGGGCTATCTCGTTTTTGGCTGCCGCTGTAGTCTAATATCAGCGGTTGAAGGGGTGAAAGACCTTGATCCAGAATACAGGCGCGACAATATCAGCGGCGAGTTGATTGACAAGATGAACTACCGCGAATGGGAATCTGCAAAAAAAGAATCTAAAGACGAACAATCAGAATATAACAACACAATAATTTCTGGACAATATAAAGAAACACCAGCAATGAACGAATATGATTACTTTTCTAAAGAACAAACTGAATTTAGAAGAGATAGCATCGAAGAATACACCGGAGCAAGCAAAGAAGATGTAAACAGATATTTAGATGCTCTGTGTGGAAACTCTGATGATTATAATGGAATCGGAAACAATGTTCCAAGCGGGTGGTTTTATGGAGCAGACAGGGATATAAGAAATGCGACGAGTGGAGAGATGTATGAGAAAGCAAAAACAATAAATGAATTTATTGAAAAGTCACCTAAGTTTGAGGGCGAAATTTTCAGAGGACTATCACTTGATGAAAACACGATAAATTCGTTTAGTGTTGGAAATGTAATATCAGAAACAGGCAACCTTTCAAGCTGGACGAGTAGCAGAGACGTTGCGGAAATGTTCGCGCAAGGCAGGAGCGAAGAACTTGGACTTAGACAAGTTTTATTTGTGTCTGAAAATCCAGCTTATGGAACACCTGCGGCACATCTTTCGTTATTTGGAAGTGACGAAAAAGAGGTTATCGTTTCAAATATGACAAACGGAGATTATATTATAAAAGACGTTAAAACCGAAGGTGTTTTGACAATTATAACAATGTCATTAAAGGGGTGATTATATGCCCGTTAAAAATCAAAGCGAATACGATAGTAAAAAACCTCCGACAGTAAAAAAGCAAAAGCCAAGCGCAAAAATAAAAAAACTGGAGGCGGCGCGTCGTGGCGAAGGTTGACATTAAAGACTATAGCAAAGACGTAATGTCAGCATATAGTCAAGCGCGTGAGCGTTCTTTGGAGATCATCGGATTGACCGCAGAGAAGTATGCAAAAGAGATTGTGCCTGTAGATACTGGACGATTACGGAACAGTATCACGCACGATGTTGACGGAAAAGAAGTATACATCGGAACGAATGTGGAGTACGCTCCTCCTGTTGAATACGGCACCGTCAAGCAGAAGGCGCAACCGTTTCTCGTACCCGCTGCAACCGAGCATGATAGCACCTATAAGCAGATTATTCAAGACGAATTCGCCAAGATCAAATAATATCGCTTCTTGACTTTTTCGCTTTAGTGTGGTAAAGTGTTATCAGAATCATAGCGCAAGTACGCGCGTGAAATAAAACAGACGAATGGCGAGTATGCCACCGATGAAAAGGAGTTTGTCAAGTCATGGCTGGACTAACTAGGAAATTTATCAAAGACGCTGCCAAAGATGCAGGGGTAGAATTACCCGCAGAGATGATCGATGCTATCATTGGCGCTCACGTTGAAAGCAGAGACGCGGCAATCGAAGCTGCCGTGAATCCGCTGAATGAACAGCTTGAAGCCGCAAAGGGTCAGAGCGCAACCGACGAGTACAAAACCAAGTGGGAACAGGAAGTAGAAGCGCACAAGAAATTTCGGGAAGAAGTCGAAGCCGAGAAGCTGAACGGTAAGAAACAGAGCGAGATTAAGAATCTGCTCAAAGAACTTAGCGTCAGTGACAGGCGGCATGATATCATTCTGAAATCGCTCTCGCCCGATCTCGGAACCATTGAACTGGACAAAGACGGCAAGATCAAGGATGTTGATAAACTCAAAGCCTCTATCACGACCGATTGGGCAGAGTTCATTGAGACCACCGAGAAAAAGCCCGCTGACACGCCTAATCCTCCGGCGAACACTGGCGGCAACGGAACAACGCTTGAACAATTCCAGAGCATGGGAATGAGGGATCGTTCCACGCTGCAAGCCAAAGACCCGAAACGCTACGAAGAATTATCAAAACAAGCAAAAGGAGCTAAATAAACATGGCTGAAACCACGCTTGCCAACCTGATTAACCCTCAGGTGATGGCTGATTACATCGAAGAGAAACTGACCGACAACATCGTTTTCATGCCGCTCGCGGAAGAGAACACTGATCTTGTCGGCGCACCAGGTGATACCGTGTCTATCCCGAAGTATGGTTATATTGGTGACGCA